TATCCCCTACTAATACATCTTCTGGAGTTAGATCAGACATATTGTGGTAGGTTTACGTTGGATGTTTCAAAGAAGGCAGGCATCCTGGCTCGCTGTGTTTCAGCTAAACCCGGTGCTTTACCTTGGTGATAGAGAGAATCAGATTGCTTTAACCAGAAGTCCTTATTCAGGTGCTTATCTTCTGAGTTACCTAGACGGTCCATAGCCCAAGCAACCGTGGCCCGCCGCAGCTTATTGAGAGCTGGGGTGGATTGGTAGCCAAGATCGTGAGCGCACATTGCGTGGAGAGCAGTGTGGGTCTGTTCATCTCTACTGATGTCTGAGGCCACAGTTCTGATCCCGACATCTCCACAGAATCGGAAGAAGGGAAGTAGAACAAAGAAGACTGATCGTTCAAGGATCGCCGTCTTAAGGATCGGGTGCTCCGGCAATTCAAGCCAGGACTTACGGATGGCCTGTGCCTCCCGCTCAGCCCTAGCGTCAGTGCCGTGAACATCGACAACATAATTAAGGGCCAAATCATGCTTATCTTCATCGGCCATGTTTGATTGAAGGGCAGGTAGAACTCCAGGATCATCAGGTAACTCCTTCTCTAATCCTTGAGAAAGCATTTCTTTAACTGGTAACTCAAGAGTCCGTAAAGCAAGACAGCGATAGAGTGTTTCCTCCGCTCCCTCTTTTACTTCACCTTTAGTAACTGCAACTGGGGTCCAGGTTCTTTTCCTGGATAGGATTTGTGTGTACTTAGACATTATTCAGCACAAGAAAGACAAAAATTGTCCTCCTCTATTCCAAAGATATCGTGGTAGTCCTCATCAAGGATCGAAGTGACATCATCCTTTCGGAGTGTGTCTGGCATCACCTGCAATGCGTAATAGAGCGAGGTTTGAGGAGAGTTAAACCAATCCTCGATGAAGCGATTATCATACGTAATCGCATCACTCCATGAGTTGAAACTGTACCCATGAAACAAGCCGGTGTCTGTGAATATTTGGCAGATACCATCCGCCACTGATTTATAAGCATCCCATCCAACTTCACTAGCAATCTCTACATCACCATAGTCATAACTCTGAACACCAAAGGTGCCTGAGTCACGATCTACTTGACGGCTGATGGGAGGTGCGATCTCTGGGGTGGTTGTGTATCCTTCGAGATCTTTGTAGTTATAGGAACAGGATGCAGTGGGAGCGATAGTGAATGCACGATCCATTCCAGCTTGCCTCGCCACGTTGGCAGCACCAGCGACAGCACAAGCAAACTCCCGTGCAAGACAAAGAGCAGGAGTCCAAGTAGCTTCCTCATCATTGACCAGGGCTAGGGCTTCTCCGAATGCGGCGTAGCTGACACCTTGCATCCGTAGAAAATTGGCAAGCCCAAGGACTCCAAGACCCACCTGCTTATCCTCTTCAGGATGGAGGTATTCTCCAGTTGCTCCGACACCTGTTTCTGAATGGAGGCGGCACAGGTTGGACATACCTTCAATGAAAGCGGGGACAAGCCCGTCAACCTCACATTGACCAAGGTTGATGTGTTCGAGTAAGCATGTTCCTCGGCTCTTGAGAAATATTTCGAGGCAGACGTTGGAATAAATCCTCTCGCCTGTCTGATCGTGTTTAACTTTTGAGAGCCAGATATCTCCAGCTTGGATTCCTCTAAGGATCTTAGACTGGAGTTCTTCGGTAAGTTCATCCCACCAGTCCGGAGTTACGTCTAGACATTTTTTTACCCAGGGAAGTTCCTCTCGTGTCGCATCGACGAATTCCTCACAATCTGGATGGTTGAGGTCAAGGTGTACAACACACGCCCCATTCTTATACGTCCCTCCTCTTCTAAGAACTTCGTTAAGTCCAGAGTAGATCCTTGCAAATGACACTGGGCCTGAAGAGACGAGACCCTTTCCATTCGAGCTATTCCGTGGACGGAGCTTAGATAGGTGTACAGCGACTCCCGCTGCATTCCGTAGGGCATGTGAGACGAATCGCCATGAGGCTTCGATTCCATTAGGACCTTCCATTGAGTCTTCTACAACAAACACAGTGCAAGACACTGGAAGTCGTGATTCGGGGTTATCGAGCCAGCTTTGAACTCGACCTGTTCTTGCGATGTAATTAGGCATTGAGATAATTAATGAGATTAGTGAGTGTGTGAACATTGTCGAAGACTTTGCCTAAAGCCATGTTGCAGTTTCCACATAGCAAGCCACGTACTTCTCCAGTAACGTGATCATGATCTACACATAGTGGTTTACTGTCAGGAGATAGACCACACCCTGCACAAACACCACCTTGTCTAGAAAGCAGAGCATCATACCCCTCAGCACTAATACCATAGAGTCTTTTTAACTCTGAGTTTCTGCTAGAAGCCCTCCTTTTTTCTGGGTTTTCAGCTCGGTACTTTTGGTTACGAGCTAAATCACAAGCCTTACATCTACTAGTAAAGCCGCTCTTAGCTCGACGATCCCTAACGAAACTTTCAACCGGCTTTTCTTGGTGGCATTTGGTGCAGGTTTTCATACTAAATCTGTTAGATAAGGTGGTTTGTAGTTAGGACCTTTAAGGACCTTTCCGTCTTCTCTTTTTAAAGGCTTGCCATCAACAAGCTTGGACATGTTGGATTGATGAACCCTATCCAGAGCTTCATCAAGTTCCCATCCAGCAGCTGCCGCAAACTGGAAACATACATAGACCAGATCAGCCAGCTCCTTAAGGCATTCAGCCCTAGCTTTCTTGTTCTGGATGTGATCACAAGCCATAACATAAGCCTCATTTAACTCTGCGTATTCCTCAGAAATTAAGTTGAGTTGGGTCCTCGTACCACTCGTGAAGTTCCCGATGGATTGACCCATCACTTGCCTGAAGCGGATTGCTTGACTCTGTAGATCGGGGTGCATTGATTTCTGTGATTACTAGTTTGTGAATGTAGGCTTGAGCTTTAAGTAGATCGTCGAGCCTTTGCTCACTATCTTTCTTTCCAGCTCGTGTTATGTACTTGATGACATTCCCCTCAAGGAAGCCAAGCTTCTGAGAGATGATGAAATCCCAAGGCTCAATATCACCTTGACGGTAGTGTTCTGGATTCTGCTTAGACATCGGGTGTAAATAGAATTGGTTCTTGCTTATCGTCATCCCAATCTGTATGTTGCAAGATTCGGGCTAGACGTAGATTCCTAAGAGCATCTTCTTCTGTCATCTCTGCTTCTTCGAAAGCTTTAACAACAGCAGGCCAATACTTTTTATCCTTGACCTTATCTAAGATCTGATCAGCTCTTTTAGGGCCGACTCCGACACAACCTTTGTAGCCGTCAGTGGAATCTCCCATCAAACATTGTTTGTAGAGGAGTCGTTCTGCTGCTTCAGGTGTTTGTGTGTACTCCTGTTTAAGGTCGTAGATCCGACAAGCAATCTGGCCCATATCTTTATCTGGTGAGACCAGAACAAAGTTATCGACTGAACCATCCGTGGCGACAATGCCAAGTACATCATCTGCTTCGAGGTTTGGGTAGATGAGCGATGGGTATTCTTCAAGACCCCATTCTTTTAATTTGAGATAACCACAAGGCTTACGCTTAATGCGGTTGCCTTTGTAGTCAGGATCAATGGTCTTCCTGAAGTTCTTTTGATCTGTAAAGAACAAGATCAAATCATTGGTGTCAAATCGAGAGCGGAGCTTATCCAGCTCATGCTCAACAATCTTCTTCCCTTTTTTAAAATCCCCAACGATAACCGTGAGGTCAGCGTTGTACTCGTGTTCTTCTTCGGCAGCTGATGCTGATCTATAGAAGAAATAGTCTGCATCAACTAGCAGCTTGGGTGGTTTCATTTGGCTTAGTGGAAGTGATTGGTCAAAAGGGGAAGTCTGGGAATGCTCGCATGATCATTGGAGAGTAAAGAGCGTAAACTAAGTAGTCTTTCATGTCTGAAGCTTTATTCTTACTGTACACTCTTTTGGGCCTATCTAAAACTAGATCGATGTTCATAATCTGACCAGTTCCAGTTGAGTTTAGTGGTACGACAGAGTTCGGAGTTTTAAACAAAAGCTGACGATGTGGTGTGAAAATCACATGATAGAACCATTCAACGTCATACCCAGTTGATTTACGACTTATGGAGCCAGATCTAGTGGAATTAAAATAGAACCTAAAGAAATTTTTCCCTTCCTTCTCTCTTGTCACCACCTTCTTTACTTGACCTCTTTCCCATTCACCATCTTTTGTTTTGATTAGCAGATCAGTGCCATCATCTATTTGAGGATTAGCAATGTTGCTTAGTCTAGAGGTCTCATACTGGGCAACCAAGTTCTCACAGGCAAAGCCTATATATTTGGTTTCTGAATATTCTCTGCTGGCCTGAATACTTTCCTCGTGAAGGAGTGGGGGCATGACCCCGTATTTAGTGACAGTCAGCCCAGGTGTTGCCGCGGATAGCTTCAGCATCTAATTCACATCTAAAGTTTACTTGGTGTTGCACGTCCTTCATTGCTGCTATAAGGAGAAACTTAGCTTTCTCGGCATCAACTTCTGAAACGCTTAATTGTAGCTCATCATGTACGAATGCCAGGGGCCAATAGTCGATGCCTGCTTCGTCTAGTAATTCGTAGGATCTAATCAGCCAGGATTTGCAAATTATCGCTCCCGCCGACTGGAGGAGGTAATTTAATGAGGCGTGATGTTTACCCTGTAATCGAATGGGGCGCTTATCTAATCCAGATAAGACGTCCCCTTTAGCTCGCTCTTGGATAGCCTGAGTAAGGTCAGCAAACCCGGTAAGGTCAGCCATAATCTTGTTACGGATCTCCTTACCCTTCGATGCTGCTTTAGCTTTGGTCGCACCAGCAGTAAGACCGAGCTTAGTGTTACCACCACCATAAATAAGGCAATACGTAACTCCTTTGCCTTCTTTTCTACTGGTGCCGTAAATGTCAGCGAGGATGGTATGAATATCACCTTCGACTACTTCCTTGGCAAACTTGCCAGAGTCAAACGGTGATAAATAGTGCCCAAGACATCTAAGCTCAAGCCCACTGGCATCAGCGCCAACTTGCACCCTCCCCTCACCAGGCCCGAATAGAGCCCGGTACTCAGATGCCGAAGGGACCTGAGCGAGGTTCGGACGCATGTGCGCTTGCCTACCGGTGTTGGTGTTAAGTACGCAGGAATGATGGATCCTGCCGTTCCTTTCGAGTTTGAGCCAAGCATTCTTGCCATCAGAGAGTTGTCCTAGGTGTTTTTGGAGTTCAAGGATTCGTGAGAATTTAAGAGCTTCCGGTGTCCCAATTTCTTTAAGAACCTCCGCATCAATCTTGGCCCTACCACTAGGTGTACGTTCCTTAGCTTCCCAACCCCTGAAGGTTTCAAAAGCCCAAGCAATGTGATCCCTACTGGTTGGACTGAAGTCTTTCAACTTACACATAGCAGCTTCAGCTACATACCCTCTCGTGGAGTTACCACGCTTAGGTATAAAGAGACCACCATCTACAAACGAGAATGTGTCAGTCATCTCGTCCGAGATACTTTCTAGTTCTGTTCGTAGTTTGGAATCTAGTGCCTGAGCAGCTGCAACGTCAAAGGGAAACCCTTCTCTTTCTTGCCATGCCATGAGCAACGCAACTCGATGCTCTGTCTCGATACAAGATTCGTACTGCTCAAGCTTAGGCTCAAACATCTTACAAACTTGCACCGATACCAATACGTCCTGACTGCAATACTGGAGCATCTCAGGTGTATATGTAGACCAGTCGCCATCCAACGACTTACCAAACTCTGACTTATGTATGCCGAGTCTGTGGCCCCACGCCTCCAGTGAATGCCTACCGTAAAGATTGGCGGGCATATTGGCAGGGCGAAGTCGAAAGTCTCTATCCAGGAGGTCGGTGAAGAATAGTCTCGATAAGATGAGAGTGTCATAAAGTTTGCCTCGATAAGTCCAATCAGGGACAAGTTCTTTAATAGCTTCACAGTCATAACCAATGATGTTGTGTCCCCACAACTCATCAGCTTCACCTAGAAACTTAAGACCCTCAGGGATATCCCCGTTGTCCCATCTGTATTCCTTGTTTGTATCGAGGCAGCGGGCAACAATACAATGGATGACAGACAGCCCACGAAGTAGACCATCTGTCTCGATGTCAAAGACTAATCTCATTCGTTGATTGTGTAGAGAGCAAATAGAACACCTTGTAGATCCATTGCTATGTTTCTACCGCCAACAAGTCTGCCCATCTCTTCTCCCTCAGAGTCAATAACTAAGAGGGTTGGGAATAGGTCAACCTTGTATTCATCCACAAGTACTGGAAACTTGCTCTCTTTCATGACCGAGATGTGACGGCCATAACCTGGACTCTTTTCGAGCACAGAACCCATGTGGTCCTTTACCAGTTGGCAAGGCGCACAGCTGTCTTTGACAAACAGAATCGCTTTAGAAGTCATCATAGGTTGGTTGAGTGGAAGTGATCGGATCAAATAAAGATGTGGTCAATCGACCTGTGTCCTTGTTGTAGGTGAGATCACCAGCAGGACCACATTGGCCATTGAATCTGTTCTTCAATACAACAAGCTTGGAACTCATGTCTCCTTTGCTGATATCCCTTTCCAGGGCAATCACAAGGTCAGATAGTTGGGCAATGGATTGGCTGCCCCTGAGCTGAGACATAGACACACGAGCACCATCCTCATGACCCTTGTCTCCGCTATTACGACGGAGGTGGGAGATGAGAATCATTCCTATCCCTGTCTCTTCAACAAAGGATCGGAGCTTAGTCATCACAATGTCCAGCGTCTTACGCTCATCGTTGCTCTCATTACCTGAGATCAAGATGGATAGGTGATCAAGGATTACCCATTGGACATTGTTGGTCTTTACTAAGTACCGAATGTCATTGAGTAAAGAGTCGGGATCAACGCTCCCAAACCCATCCCTAAGAAAAACCCGGCCAGATCCGAGCGTAGACCCGAACGCTTTACTAAAATCCTCTGCATCGATTTGATTGTCTAGGTGGAGTGGTTTGTTTGCAGCTACTGTCATCAACCTGAGTCCTGTGCGTTTAACACTTTCCTCAAGAGCGATGTAGCCAACTGTTTGTCCTTGGTTAATAAGAGATACTGCTATCTCACCACAGACTGTTGACTTCCCCGTGCCGGAACCGGCTGTACAACAGACGAGTTCACCCTTTCTAAGGCCACCAGTAACGGTATTGAGATCATCGAAAGGGTAATCAGCATCACGACCATGTAATGGTTCAGAGACGAGATCAAAGAGATCTCTTCCGTCGATGATGGACTGGGGGACATAAGACTTTTTGTTGTAATAAGCCTGACGAATAGCCTCTGCATCATTGGCCTGTAGGGCCTCTGAAGCATCCTTGTATACGTCAAGAGTGGCAATGAATACTTGATCAGATGGAAAGAGATCAATGCATTCCTCAGTGGCTCTTACACCAGGCTCATCACCATCAAACATCAAGACAATCTCATCGAAACCGAGGAGATACTTGAGCTGATACTGAAGAGCTTTACGTGCTGATTGTGCTCCATTTGGAATGGAGACCACCGGCCAATTCTTTCGTGCTTGCCAAACACTTAGGGCATCAAGCTCACCTTCAGTAATGATAATAGTTTTACCAGTACCAAAGAGTTGCTGACCGAAGAGTTGATGGTCTTCGTTCTTACCAACCCAAGTGAAGTTCTTGGATTTATCTCGCTCTTTGTAAGCGACGATCTGCCCGTTGCTGTAGTAAGGGAAGCGGATTACTCCATCTTCCATACGGACATTAAACTTCTTTAAGGAATCCTCGTTTAGTTTACGAGTGCGAAGGGAACCAAAGTCCCCACCGTAATTAATCATGCGGGTGGCTTTTTGTGGATGATTATGTTTCGCCTCACCATTGCCTCTAGTGTGGTGTCCGCAGCTAAAGCAGTAACTACCGCCATCAGAGTAAATAGTGTAAGCATCTGAAGAAGTGCAGGAGGGACATGGTCCTTGTGAGACGACTGTGTTGTCATCAGGCTCGTGAAAGCTCATCACAAATCTCTAGGTAGTCCTGCATTTCTTGGAGGATATAAGGGAGGGGATAACCTTCCTGTTCGAGTTGTGCAACTAAAGTATCAAGTCGGCACATAACCTCTTCATCGATATTCATAGGAGCCAAGTGGATGGAATGTCTGGAAATATGCACCATTGAAAACCATGCTTAGTAGCCCAATCTCCATAGGTTGTTTTACTTTTCTTACTGAGGGTGTTATTGCGTTGGAAAACAAATCTGATATCTAGCTCAGGATGTTGAGCTTTAATTGCTATATGCTTAGAGCGATCACTTGGCTTAAAGAACCCTTTGGTCTCGATAAAGACTCCGTTAGGTAACGAAAAGTCAGGGGTATATCGAGACTCAATGGTGTACTTAATGCGATCTACTTCGTAAAGGTAAGGTACAGCCTTCTTATCTAATAGTTTCCCAAAGCGTTCCTCAAGACCGCTTCGGAAGTTCATAGTTAGAAGTCGTAGGCATCACCATCACCAACCACTCCTTCTTCCTTACGGACAGCAGGATCAGCCTGTGAGTAACCCTTAACGGATCCAAACATACCTGCAACCTCATCAACAGAAAGGTCACCGGAATCAACAGCACCATTGCCCGTGGCTAGCTCAATGATCTGAACACCAACCACACGCATAGAAGTTCCAACATTTGGTCCAACACAATATGGTTTTTGTTGGACAATCATGTTGACCTTGGTCCCCTTACGTACGTCTTTAAGTACAGCTTTTTCGATGGGAACTCCCGTGGAATCAACAAACACAGGCTCAGGCTTGGGCTTGCGGGCTCCATCACCTTCGCCATAGGTGTACTTACATAGACCCGAGTCATCCCACGGGGTCATTGCAATTTGGACTCGTCCTGTTGCTTTACTTTTGGCCCAATCAAGCAACTCTGTTCGGTCTGCTTCAACGGTCTCCAGTAGGTCAGAGGGAAGCTGATAAGCGAAAGAACGGTTGTTGAATTTGCCTGCGTCTTCGTAGACATTTACGTAGCCTTCGAGGGTGGAGGTGAACTGGTAGCGGTTTGCCATGGTGGTGTTTAAAGATCAAAGATTTGAGTACGAGCAAGGTGGCGCTCATATTCGTTGACTGTTAGTGCTTCCAATACAGCAAGAGTCATGCCGTAGAGATCAATCTCTTTGGCCTCTTTTGCTTCGGTTAATAGGAAGTTTTGCTGCTGTGTAGCCATTGCTGAGGGGTCAACCTCGTGGTAGTCAGGGAGCATTAGTTCTTCTGATAGTCAGTTCGTTTAGTGGAAATGGTGGAAACTCAATAAAAAGGGGCCTGTTCAGCCCCTATGTGGTCTTCAGTTTCACTTAGCCATCGATATCAAATGGGAACCTAAAACCAGCGCGTCTACCAATTCCGCCAGATGGGCCAACGGTTCTCACCTAGTCTGTGAGAGTCTTTTTGATAGTACAGCAGCCGTATAGGCCCGGATTTGAACAATGCTAGTCGCGCTTAGAGAGCCATAAGCGCGGAACTAATGGCCTCCTCTGACTGGTGACAGTACTTAAGTGACATCTCGATGGTCGAGTGTCCTAGAGCAGCCATCACCTGCCTTGGCTGAGCAACCTCACCTAACCAAGTACCAAACGAGTGGCGGAGACAATGCCACACATAGTCATCAGAAAACCCGGCCTCACGTCGAACCTTTTTGAACGCTCCGTAAAGCTGATCTTTGTTGTTCCAATCTTGACTAAAGAGTCTTGATTGATCCAAGCGGTTCATGATGATTGGCCGGATCTTGTCGTTCAGCTTGAGCTGTCTGACTTTGCCTGACTTGGTCATATTCCAGGGCTTACCACCGATCACAAGTGAATCGAGTGCCTGGTCGTAATCAGCTGGACGAAGCTTCAGAAGCTCCCCCTGCCTTACTCCCGTGTA